CCGGACGGTTCTATTTGGGAAGTAAGAGCTGCGAGCCCGAACCTGCACGGCCAAAGTTGTGACTTGATCGTTGTGGACGAACTTTTCAACGTCTCCGAGGCTTGTTTATCTGAGGCCCTGCGGCCTTCACAGATTGCACGCAAATCGCCGTTGTTGTCGTGTTGGAGTACAGCTGGTGATGAGTCGAGTACGGCCATGATTCATATGCGTGAGACTGCTATTTCTGAACTTGAAAAAGGTGAGCAATCACGGCTGTATTTTGCTGAGTGGAGTATTGGTGATCGTGATTGGCGTAACCCTGAGAACTGGGTGTACGCAAACCCTGCGTTGGGTAAAACAATCACGATTGAGGCTTTGCAGGCCGTGTCTAAAAAAGAGTCGTTTCTTCGTGCTCACTTAAACATGTGGATTAGTTCTCGAGGCAGTTGGCTTGATGAAGGTGTCTGGGCGTCATGCAAAACCGATGATCCGATGCCTGCCGGTGGCGTGCTGGCCGTAGAAATGTCCATGGACACAAACCGTTATGTGGGTGTCAGATCGTCAATGTTTGATGGGTTTGTTCATGTTTATGTTGAGTTCATCGTTGATAACGAAACTCAAATGTGGGAAGAGATTGACAGAGTGTTGCAGGACAAGACGGTGCAGCTTGCGATTGCTCCGACTTTGGAGATTCATGCTCCGTTGGGTGTGCGTCGTCGTATGCAGGTTGTTGGCCAGGCTGAGATGTTGAAGTGGACTGGTATTGCTCAGAAGATGATTATTGAAGGCAAGGTCAGGCACTCTGGTCAAGTCAGTTTGTCGGAACATGTGAATCGTGCGGTGCTTGTTAAGACTGGTATGGGTGTGATGATTTCGCACAAGTCGAGTCCTGGTCCGATTGAGTTAGCGAAGTGTGCTGTGTGGGGTATTGCTTTGTCTAGCAAGTATCAAAATAGGTCTAAACCCATGCTGGTGGTCGGCTGAACTATTGTGGGGCTGTGGTGGGCAGGTGTCGGGCTTGCCCACCACACCTAATGAACGGATTAACACTGTGGGCATTTTCTCTAGACAAGTAACTAAAGGAGCGGTTAGCCCTGTCCCTGAACCGCACAAGGCCGCAGCTGCTGGTTCGTACGGTACGTATGGCGAGAGAACTTCTAACCAGGGCGCAAAGTTTATTGGGCAGTACTACACCTATTACGAAGGTGAAGCGCGTAATCGTGCGAACTCTGTCCCTACTTTGAGTCGGGCCCGTGACCTTCTCGCTTCGGTTATTTCGTCTACTGAACTTCAGATGTATAACGAAGTTTGGAATGACACCGAAAAAGAAATGGAATGCGTTTATATCGCTCCACGTTCCTGGTTGCGTCAACCCGACCCCACAATCCCGTATGCGACACTCATGGCTTGGACGCTGGACGATCTTTTCTATTACGGACGCGCATACTGGTACATCACTAGCCGTACCGCCGACGGTTTTCCTGCGTCGTTTACACGGTTGCCAGCAGGCGCTGTCAACACAACTGATCAAGCTCCACCAGTGTGGTATGGACCTTCAAAAGAAGTTTATTTCCAAGGCGGAATGATTAACCCTGACGATTTAGTGCAGTTCATTAGTCCTGTGCAAGGAATTGTGTACCAGTCGCAGAGCGCCATTGAAACGGCGCTCCGTGTCGAAGCTAGCCGTCTGCGCAATTCGGAGTCGTTGCTCCCGTCGGGTGTGCTCTACCAGACTGGCGGTGAGCCACTGTCAGCACAAGAACTGGCCGACCTTGCTACCGCTTTTAACTCTGCCCGTGTTAACAATCAGACTGCAGCTCTCAACGAGTTTTTAAAGTACGAAGAAACTAAAGCGTTACCGGACAACATGTTGATGATTGAGTCAGCAGACTTCAGCGGAAAAGAAATGTGTCGAGTTGGGAATATCCCTTTCTACCTTGCTGGATTTGACATCGGCAGTTACCAATACACAACATCAGCAGGTGCACGCGAGGACCTATATCTGTTTGGGGCACGTCAGTATCTTGACTGTGTGTCGCAAACATTGAGTGGCAACAATGTGCTTCCCCGTGGCACATATGTCAAGTTTGATATTGACTCCTATTTAGAATCAATGATTGAAGAAACGCCAACAGAAACACCCGACACCACACCAACAATGCAGGAGTCAGACTCATGAAATTAACTTTGTCCGCAGGTTTCGCTGTTGATGTTGAAGCCGCATCTGGTGAAGCACCGACACGCACCATCTCTGGCATCGCCGTTCCCTATGGGGTTTCGGCAACAGTGAGCGACGGAACGCAAGTCCAGTTTGCTCCTGGCTCATTGCCCATTGACGGAAAAGCCCCCAAACTTTTTATGTACCACGACTCAAGTCAGCCTGTCGGATTAGTCGTTTCAAGAAGCGAAGCAGTAGACGGTTCGGGGATGTTGTTCAGCGCCAAAATTGCGGACACACCAGCAGGCAACGAAGCGTTGCAACTTGCCAAAGAAGGCGTCCTGGACAATGTTTCCGTTGGTGTTGATGTAGTTACATCGTCACGTGCTGAAGACGGAACAATGATCATCACTTCTGCCATTTGGCGTGAGCTGAGCCTTGTCCCCATACCTGCCTTTAGCGGTGCTACTATCACAGATGTGGCCGCTTCAGCGGACATGACTCCCGACGAAATTTCAACAGAAGAAACACATGTCGAGGAGACACCCATGTCGGAACACATTGAAGCAGCAGCTCCTGAAGCAGCACCAACCGCTCCTGTAATTTTCGCTTCAGCGAAGCGCGCACCGCGTCTACCTTCGGCTGGCGAATGGCTTGCCGCTTATCACCAAGGCGGAGAAACTTTCGCCAAGGTCAACAATGCTGTTACCGATTGGAAGATTGAAAACCAGTCGACTTACGAAGCCGCAGCTGGCGATGTCGCAACCACCTCAACGCCGGGCCTCTTGCCAGTTCCCGTGTTGGGCCCGTTGGTGCAAAATATTAATTTCGTCAGGCCTACCGTTAATCGCCTGGGCGCTCGTGCGTATCCAGACGGCGGATCACAAAAAACGTTCGTGCGCCCGACCATTACAACTCATACCTCAACGGCCGCACAAGCTGCAGAATTTGATGCAGTCTCGGCTACCACTATGGTGATCGCTTCCAACACCATCAGCAAGACCACCGTTGCCGGTCAGGTTTCGTTGTCAATGCAAGACATTGATTTCACTTCGCCGGCGGCGATGGAACTCATCCTCGGCGACTTGATGGGCGAACTGATGTTGAAGACCGACGATATTGCGGCTGATGCATTGCTCACCGCTGCAACATCATCGGGTGTGTGGGACGGAACCGCAGTCGACTTGATGAAGTCCATCTACGACGCTGCAGTTGATGTTTCAAACGGAACCAACTTCTTCCCTGACACCTTGTTCGTTAGCCCAGACGTTTGGGGCCAGCTCGGACAGGTCGTTGACTCCAGCAACCGTCCGTTGTTCCCGTATGTCGGCGCACCTGGTCTCCAAGGTCAGAACGCTCTCGGTGGCGGAAACGCAACCACTTGGGTCGGCTCGAATCCGCTTGGACTTGAGATCGTCGTTGACAGCAACTTTGCTGCCAAGACCATGATTATTACCAACTCAAACAAGGCTTTTGAGTACTACGAGAGCATCCGTTCTTTGCTCAGTGTTGAACAGCCTGCAACCTCTCACGCCTGTTCTGGGTCCATGCCTACGTAAGTACGTTCGCCGCTGTGCCCAATGATCCGCAAGATCACTCAGGCCTGATCGGAGGTCGTCGTGACGGCGACTTACACAATCCAAACCGCAGTCATCGTTCCTGGCTATGTCACCGTAACAACGCTGACACCAAACGAAATTGTTGTTGGTGCAACCATCACAGTCGCAAATGCTGGCGCCGCATACAACGGTACAAAAACCGTGTATGCGATGCCGCAGTACTTGCCGGTCAATGTTGACACCGAAGGTTTAATCGAATACGACACTTTGTATCCGTTAGCCAATGCGGTGATGTGGGCGGATTCACAAACCCCTGATGAGCTTCATGCTCTGACTGGGACAATCACTTTCACACAGACGTGCACTTGGACTACTGGAGTGCAACTAGAAACATATTTGGGCATCACCACTTCAGGTGACGAAACAGCGTTTCTTGCTCAGTGTGCTTCAG